GAGGTGCTCCAAAACCATATATCGTCGCTACCTGGGTCTCTATTATAAATTTCCTTGGAATATATCCAACCTATGGAGGTTGTATAAACCCACCCTTCGACACCAGTGATCTGAAAATACCCAAGCCAGGTAGACTCGTACCAACCATATCCCGCATCAACCCCTCCTACAACATCAAAAATTCCGAAAAGCTTATCTAAGGTTCCTCCAGCGAGGACAAGCGGAGAATCTTCCGACACTCCAACCCTACCCTTAATAGCCCAAGGAGATCCGATCATCACCTGAGAGACTGCATCCCTAGTTTTTTTAGGATCTTCTGGACACCAATAGTGATACCCACCTTCGTTATTGAATTCGTCCCTTCCTAGGTCTGAGAACGTTAGGGGTAATCCCCACTGATTTTCTGCAGTATGAAGTGATTTATATTCTGGAAAAAATGACATATACACGGCGCTTTTCGCGGGAGGTAGAAAAGGATTTTCCAAGCCAACTTGGAAAGTGTGCTTCGTGGCGCCCACCACCCAATAGGCAGTGCTCCCCCTCTTGTATTTGCTTAAAGGTTTGGGCAAAATTCCTTCAGAAACAAAGCTTACCCGATCCCCCATTTTTAAGCCGTGAGAGGGGGAGGTAATTTTGTTTTCCTCAGACTTAACTCGGATTATCGTCTTGAGCTTCAAGTCTCTTATTATAGAATCCTGTCCCCGAGGCCCCTTTGTAGTATGCTGACTCGAAGAGGAGGAGATTATTCCGTCAAATTTAAACATCTGAGCGGCGTGGACATTTGCTATTTCAGAGTCTTGATCTTCTGCGCTGCCTTCAGAAGCGGCTCTCGAGTCTAGATTATGTAGAGCAGTGTTCGCCCTACCAGCAGGAACGGTAATCTCCACCCTATCGGTTGTCGGAGCAGAAGGAGTCTTATCTATAGCAAAATAAGAAGAATTGACTGTTATGGATTCTCCGTTGGAGTCGCTAGTTTCTGTTGTTGGGTACACCCCCAAGAGACGACCGCTTCTCCACGACCCAGCCCTAGATTCATCTGAAATTTCTATAATTGATCCAGGAAAAAGATAACCAGCTTCTTGCCCTGTGACAAAAGTTACGGTTTCAGTTTCCAGTTGGGAGGTGTGAAGAATCCATTTGGCTAGCCTTTGAGCTTGACTGGGAGAAGTTACCCCAAAGCCGATTGTGTCATTTTCTATATATCCAAATTTATTTATTGCATCAGCGTCCTCCATATACGCGACGGCGGGCTTAAAGTTATTATCCTTATCATTATATCGAACCAAAACAGCTGTGAATCTTTTATTTTTCACAGTCCCCATATAGGAAAATCCGTCTGGAGAAACATTAGAATTATTAAATAGTTGAATCGGCTCCTTTAAGGCGTCCTGAATCGCAAGAACTTTCCCTCCTGAATAAGCGACTATACCCCTAAATATAGAGGCCAGGTGATTCAGTATCTTTACGGCCTGCATCCTGTCGGTTATATACATGTTCGCAGAAAACCTTGGTTCAACTAAGTTGTAGTTATTTTGAGTAATGCATTTTGCATTCGATCCAACTATAAACGAGCCGCGGATTCGAACGTCCTTCTTTGGCATGTGGCGTGTAGTTTCGAATTGGCCGTGATTTTCCCAATGGGCAAAACCCCACCCCTCTTTAGGTAAGTCTTTACTCCAAACTCCATATGCCGCAGATGCCACACCCCCCTGCCCCTCTTGGGTTCCTGCAGCATATGAATTAAATGCCGCCAAGAGGTCTGTGTTTCCGCTGTAGTCAACATATGTATCAAAATCATTCAAGGTTGCATCAATATACTCCTTCGCCAGGGGGTGATTCGCAAAAGTTGGACCTTTCAAGTAAATCGTTCTATCCTGTTTACTGCTCCAGAAAATAGCCCTTTCCTCAACAGAACCTATTGGATTATTTCCCTCATCAGTCCACGCGAATAATTGAGCAGAAGATGCACTCACGTCGTCGGAGCTATTTTCATTTATGAAAAAGGCGACCCTCTTCCCCTTAAAGCTAAACTTATCCCCAAACTCAAATTCAAACTCTTCCGCAGTAAGGTTTTCCACTGCAACTGCGAACACCTCATCCGACCCTCCAGATTTCAAAGCTTCCCTCCGCAGCATTTTATTCCTCGCGCCGTAATCAATCATTGCGGATTTGCCCTCAGTGGGATAATGATTCTCCCAGTCTGAGCCGACAACGCCCCCGTTGTCCGAGGTGTTTATTTTAAGAAAACCTAAGGTATTGCTAATAAGGCAACCTCTTCTTTGGGATTCATAGGGATAGCCAGTCTCAACTAATTCGTCACAATATTTTGCAATTTTATATAACTGCCACTTATCCACATTAGCCTCACCCACCCCAAACTTGCCCAATCCATACCTAGTGTTAGTCACCAAATCATAAAATATCCAAGCTGGGTTATCTGTCCACGCTAAATCCCTATCATCAACACTATGAATGGAAGCGGATGAGGTGCTCTGCCCACGAAACAGCCCGTCCCATGGCCCATCATACACTCTCGAAACTGGGTCATAATTAGAAGGGACCAGCACCTTTTTTAATTTTAAATGATAAGACCTCGTTGGGATTTGCGAGAAATTCTTGCTATCAAAAAACAATTTAATCATAGCGCTGTGAGGATACAAGAACTTCTCTTGCACGGATTCAGTTATGGAGGAAATGGTTAGATTTTTTATCTGGTTGACTCCGCCTATACCCTCGCTTACCTGTTTTTCAGTTGTCCACCAGTGCCTCGGAATGGGAAAGGGAGAGCCTTGCCTTTTTTCCCAGGCTTCCAACAGCACAAGAACCCTCCAGTTTTGAGAAGTCCCAGTATGAACTCTTTGAACTGTTATCGGCTCGGGGTTGTTTAAGTTACTGTAATTTTTTGGAAGAACAAACTCATCTGTGTTGCTAATGCTTGCAGGAGTAAACTTTACGCTTGGATCCAATTCCGAAGAGAACTTGCAAATCTGTATCTGTGAAGCCTCGCCCAGCGTAGGTATTTTATATCCAGAAGCATCTACCTTTGGAATATTAAACTCTATGTCAAATTCATACTCTGAAGTGCAACAACCCGTTAGTTGAAAAAAAGCATTATCAGGGATATTTCCAACAACCTGGTTGAGGCCTCCTTTTCCATCCCTCATTTCTTGCGTGCCTTTGTAGCTAAGATTCCAAGAGGGTTCCACAAACCCCCAATATGATGCGACACCGATCCTTTCGGACGCTTCTACGGACTTACTGGTCCACGCACCCTTTTTGGTAAAAGTAAGAACGGCACCATCTATCGTTTCAGATATTTCAAAAGTAGACGTTCCCGTAGTTCCGTAACCTTGAATCTTCATATCTTCGCCGCGTTCGACATTTCGCACGAAATATTCCTTATCCTCAAGCAGAACGCCTTCATTTGTTGTCGGAAGCATCCGACGGGGTTCTCCGTCTCGTGGCGGCGGAAGCCCAATGTGATTGGAGAAAAATCGAATCTTTTGACCTTCTTTCACTAAGGTAACACCACCATGAATTCTCGTTTGATTAGGTATAATATTCCACAAGTCACCCTTATCGTTGCGAACCTTACTGGCATTAACAAAATAAGAGCTCAGAGGGAAGTGGCTCTGCTCCAAGGGGTTATAATACCTATCTCCTATCCTTACCCGAATGCCAAACATAATATGATTGGGTGCAACCTCACCGTTGTCCTTTTGGCGACTCAGCATGGAGCGCAAGCTAATTTTGATATGATCAACATCACTATTTATTACGCTGTGGCTCCAAAGCTTCGCTCCTCCAGCTATAGATTCCTCAAAACTAAGCCTTAAAGTTGTGAGATCGCCTTTTTCATTTCCCGTGCTGTTTACCGTAGAGTCCGCACTGGCAAAAAGCCTCTCCGACGACTTTCTATAAGGCGCTCCGCCATATAAGATAGTCTGATAATTAGACGTCGATGAGGTGCCAACCCAAGCTTCGGCCGCCTCCTCTCCAAAGAAGGAGCTATCCCACTCTTTAGCATGTCCCAACCTTACTTGAGGCATCTTCATCTTCATGGAGCCATCTTCCCTCTCCACTCCTTCGTTCATGATGAAATTTAGAGTTCCGTATTCGTCCCTTCCCCCTCCTGGCCTAAGGAAATTAGGGTCGCCCATTCCAGCTCCGTATTTTGGAGTATTCTTAACTGGAACCTCATTAAAGAATATCCCCTCTGTAACGGCCTCTGGAGAAGATATTGGACCCCCATTCATATTTACAAATCCCTCAATTGGACCCTCGCATAGCAACTCCGAATACTCAAATTCGGAGATGGACTCTAGGAGCATCCTCGCCGCCTCGTTCTGGCTGGTTGTAGAAGTGTTCCTATTCTTATCTCTGCGGGAGCTTTTTTTTGCCCCTACGACAACAGAGCCGATTCTTAACCTTCCGTAACCTAGGGGCACTGGAATCCCTTGAGCTTCTACGTTTTGGGGTCCAGAAAACAAGTAAGACTTGCTCGTTACGGGATCCTTTTTCTCTGGAGGCTTAAATAGCATTTTCATAATGCCCTGCACGATAAGGCCGACAACGATAGCAACTGCGGTATATACAAGAACTTCAACAATAAACGCTCCGACTACGGGTCCCCCTCCCTGAATCAGAGGAATAATATGAAACTCTTTCTTCGAAGTGCGCATTCCTAAACCATCGGAAGTAATAGCGTTTTTCAAGAAATCTTTTTCTGTTTTAAGCTTCTCTGGGTTTTTAGTTAGGACAACATATTGAATATCCTTTCTCGCCTGCTTATTTAGATATTCAATAAACCCGCTTGTATTTGCATGTATTGCACTAAACGCTTCGTTCGGAGTGTCAATAGCAAAGTTCCACTTTTTACCAAAGCGTTCTCCTAGTTCCCCGTGAAGATGGATCGTTTTCATTTTACCTTATACCCAATCAGAATATACACTTTTATTTTTATATAAAGTGAAATTATCATCAGGCAAGCTATAAATTAAAAATGGCATCATTAATTCGTCGGAATAATCTCTATCTAGATCCGAAGGAGCGGACGAGGAATTGGGGTGAGAGTGATAAATATATTCAACATTCTCGTAGGATAAAAACTTTTGAGCAGACATAAGGAAAGCGGACTCTGGACGTGGATGCTCGTTATCACAACGAACAAACGACAACCCTTCTCCTTCGCGAACCACCAGACCACAGGTTTCTTGACCTGGGTAGAGTCTTGCGTACTCCTTAATATCCTGCAGAATTCGTTTATTCAAAAGAATATCTCTCAGTAGATGGGAATCCTCCGAATCTTAATCCCTTTTCATCAGACTGGTTCCACGAGTTTACTTTACCAAACCGCTTCTTACAAGCGCTTACATCTTTGTTGCATTCATCCAACCCCCAATGCTCTCGATCATGCAAAGGATTATGCTTGCCTGGAGTAGAGTGCCATTTAATACACATAAAAACCAATGGCGCAGGGTCCGTTTCGTGGGTTGGATTCACTTGAACCATCTTCCCCACCTCGTATGGTCTTATATTGCCTTCGGAGCCTTTGGGGCCAAATGGGCTCCATTCTGGAAATCTTGGGTCGACGCTTTTTTTGGCGAGGCCCAATGCGTCCTGGGCGGCGGTGGCGAGGAGGTGGCTCTCCAAAGGACTCATGTCTTCCAGAAGCAAAACGTCTGCCAGAAAATGGTCCTTAAAATTCTTTCCGTCAGAATTCTCTATAGGATATCCACTATATCCGCATCCAACCGAACACCTATACTTAAAAGGACAATAGCCAGACAAAACTATTCTCGCTGGAACCTGAGCGTCCTCTAGTTCTAATGCGGAAACCAACTCGAACTCAAGAGACTCCTTATTTTCTGCGGTTTTCCTGTTTACAAAATAAACATCATCGGGAAAATGAGACGCTCTATCCGCTGCGCCAAATGGATTTTTACCCTCCCTGTTAAGCCCTCTATTTTGAAAGTTTTCGTCATCCAGAAATCTAGCAAAAGTCCTCCTCCTCGTAACCATGCAATTTGCAAAATCATGATTGGAGTGAGTCACTATAGACAATAATCCTTCTGGGTTTGCTATGGTCAACTTGGGGCGAGGCAATCTTCCGTCAGCCTGATGCTCAAAGTTCTCCATTTTTATCGGAAGGGGCTGGTAGGATTTGCCTTGCCATATTATTGGATTTGTTCCGTGGATCATTGGGCAAAATCTATAAGCAGGCTCGGCGCCAAAGTTGATTCCCTCTAAGTCTTTGACTGCATCAAAATTAGCCTGAAGATTACTAAAGTCAATTTCATACAAATCTATAATAACATCTGGAGCGATAGACAATAACTGTTGATTGAAGGTTTTTGTTGAGTGGCTCATATTTTTACTCCGATTGATCCCACACGAAAACCCTTATTTCAGAAGTTTGTGGGCTGTGTGCGTCCGTGCTAGATACGGTTAGATCTCCATAATAATAAGTTCTTGGATTTTCAAAAACTATGTTCCCATCATAGGTTGCGTCATTGTCGTCGCCAAACTCTATTCTATAACTAGAGTCCTGGTAACTGACATCTCCATTGACTGGATGAGGAACAATCGGCAAGTGATCATCCCCAAACCATCCAGAGGCAAGGAAATCTACTGGGCCCGTAGAGTTGGTTGAATATTTATCAGAGGGGATTCCACTAAAAACTATATCCATGAAAGCCTTTTCCCCAGGCTTTAATACATTGGTGAGATTTTTAACAAAGTATCCGCTTTCAATATAATGCGAGACCCCGTTGCCTGGCATCATCCACTTACCCCCCTTAAGACCTCCCCAGTCCCCAACTTTATTAAGCTGCGGATTCTTGTTGTATGCAGTAATCGTGGGGTCTTTAAATCCAGAAAGGATAGATGCATCGTTTCGTTGATAATACGCATCCTTACATAGCCCCAACGGATAGTCAGTACCTGCCCCGACGACTAAATTACCCAACTCGTCAACAGCGTAAGGATCATAGACTTTTACCATTCTATCCCTATACTCAAAACTGAGATCCGCATTAGTATGCCCTGTTTGAAGCTTAAAAAAGGCGCCCCCGTCAGCGGCAGGTGCATTATAGCTTTTCTGAGTAAAAAGTATAGCCTTAGTGGTTCCCTTGGACGCAAGACCTAGATCAAAGGGAAGCCCTTTGTCTGGAATGTCAACCCTATTGGCATTAAAGAAGTCTTCCATAGAGCTAAAGTTGTCGCTATCCTCCACCGCGCTCCTATTGACCGCTGGCACGTTTCCCCATTCTGCGTTAAGAGCCCCCTCGGTTAATTCCTTTTCGGGAGAATGACCAGGTATATACCCCTTAAAGTTATCCCCCCCATAGGAGGTTTGCCCAAGGAGGGCGAAATTAATTCCTTCAGACCTCCCGACTACACGCGCTCGACTCAAATCAACATCCGCTTCCCCAACATTTTCAAGACTCACTCTATACTTCCCCTTCTGGCCTGGAGCTATCCATTTTTGCTCTTGCTCTGGCCCTGAAAAAATTATCGGATCAGCGAAAATCAAGCTGCCGCCAACTGGAAGTGTCGGCGGGGTTTCACTTACTTCTGGTTGTTCCGAAACCAATGGGGTTTCATCAGCGCCTGTTTCCTCCTGTACGGGAGGATCGAATTCTCCGTTCTCTTCTTCTGTGGGATATGTTTCTTTTAATTTTTTGAATGGATCGAAGCCTTCGTCGTTCATATCCCCTTGTTCGCCGAGTAAGAGGCTAATGAGCGCTTCCTCCAGATCAGCATAACCTACTGGATCACCACCGCCGTCGTTAGAAAATTCCTCAGATAACCCATCTAGTTCTACATCGTACCATAAACCTGACTCTGCTCCCCATACCCTAGCGTCGGCCCCAGATACATAACGATTTCCGACAGAGTCCCATTTCCCCCTCTTATTAATATCTGGAGGTCTCCAATAAAACCAACCCGTTCCAATCTCAGACGTCCATTTCTGAGTTGCATTACCCCTTAATGGAGAGAAGGTCCATGCATCTGCCACGCCAGTACCCATTATACCAGAATATGACCACTGCCAATCTAGCCCAGTTATAGGAGTATTATTTTGTGAATAAGCTGATTTAAACATCCACACTCCAGTCGAACCCTCTGCAGTGTACCCCCCCGTAGTGAGCCACCACCATTCCCAGGAATTAGCAAGATAGATCCATCCAGGATTACTATCAGATAGATGAAAGAAGCCCTCGCTCTTTGAATCTGGCAAACCCTTCCAAAGCCATGAGGATTGATACCAACCATTTCCCAGGTCAGTCGCATTTAAGGCTTCTAAATTTCCAGACTTCAGCAGCTCTGCGCTGGAGGGGGGATCGTGAGCTCTAGCCTCTGCGGAAAAAGGATCAAGCTCTGGAACCAAATTAGAGTACTGCTCTGCAGTAAAGTTAAAAGGAAACTGCTCGAATCTCGCACTAATTGAGTGGCTATTTTTGTAGTCGTATGTATGCGACCACTCTTCACAAATAAAATTCTGAGGAGTTTCGTACGGAGCTGGCGGAGAAAAATTAAACGGGATAGCTCCATAATGATTTTCAAGAAAATGCAGCATTGCTTTAGTTTCGTTGTCGTCCCTACCGTTAAAGTTTAGATTGAGAGTCAAGAGACTTTCGTTTATTCCGTCCTTATGGAGTTGAGTGTACCCCCCTCCCAAGTTAAGTTCTGACAGCCTAGGCCCTTGCTCAACGGTTAAGCCGAGAGAAGGTTTCCAATAAAAATCTCTCGTCCAGAGATCAGCGTTTGAATCTTTATAGTAACCAGATGCCTCAGTCCACTTTGGGGTTTGAACGACTGGGGGTTTTGTCTTAACGATGGTTGCCCTAGGTCCATACATTTTTTCTAAACATTTAAAATCCAACTCAGTTATTCCATTAGGAAACTTTTCAGAATAAGTTTGCCCAAGAGTTGCGGAAGCATGCACTATAGAAGCCAGGTTAGAGTTGTGAGTAAGCCCAAAAACATGACCAAGCTCATGCGTTGCGATATACTTAATGCTTACCTCTGAAGGGTCGCAATCAAGTTCCGTGCCCCACGCGTTTGTCGAATCAAAATGAACATCTCCGCCAACATTACCTATAGACCCTATTCTTCCGCCAGGATAATAGGCGTGGGCTAAGGAGTCTCTTGCTCCACCCTCTATATCTATATGATGCATTCCGAATCGAAGATCTCCAATATTATCAGCATGAGGGAGGTTATAGTTTCCTTCATAACCGTCGCTAGGCATTCCTCCTTCATAGGTTGCAGAAGCCCCATGTTGCCCCAACTCTTCTTTTAAATTTTTAAAATTTAAAGTTAACCAAGGATAAAGATGTTCGAATGCGATCTTCCATTCCGAAAGAGCTTCCCCAATTTCTCCAGTAAACGAGGCGTGAGAGACCTGAGTTCCAGCACTGTCGCCTGTTGACGGGTATTGCAGGGTTGTCGCATAAGCCCCTGACAGCGCACTGAATAGGGGTTCTTTCGAGTCAAAAACCCTCGTGCCCGATTGTATAAAACTATAAGTCATAGTAATCGTGGCGGGGACTTGATCAACATCAGACGTTACATCATAGATTCCTGGCCATGGATTAGTTGTTAAGCCGCATGTATCCTCAACCACAGGCTCTGGCTCTGGATTGCAGTAATAAAACTGGTGATTCCCAGTATATAATACCACATCATTCTTTTCGTAAGGGTGTCCATCTATGTAATCTGGAGCCGCTTTAACAAACATACCATTAGACTTATCAAGTATAGAGGCGTCAAGATTTCTTAATTTAACGCTTAGATCATTACTATTCTCAAAAGTCAATGTATGATCAAATTTAGAGCAGTAGAAGTTTCTAGATTGATTTTCTATAGAGTCGTAGGGGTGAAAAGTAGAATCGCCGCCCCACCTAAAACCAGAAATACCCTTTGTGTATTTTAACTTTGAAGACGAAGAATCTAACTCATGTTGCCCTTGGTGATTCTCTAGAAAATGAACAATTGCGTTCGCCTCTCGATTAGTTCTATTTTTAAACTTTAGATCAAACTCTGCCCCGATGGTATTAACATTCCTCGGCTGTATTATATAATATCCATTTCCGTAGGAATATCGCTGGTTATTTGTTTTAAACTTGACAGAGGATCCGTAGTCCGCGTCAAAGAAAAACAAATCCTTAGACCAAGAATCCAGATTCTCTGATGGTTTTACATTCAGGGGAGTTATAGATACATTATTGTTGCCAGCTGATTCGTTATGGTTGAATTTAGTGGACGGAGAAATTCCTTGAACCCATAGCCTTGTAAACTTATTCTTTGAAGGAATATCGAATGGATGAGTTATCCATGTGGGCTCAGGAGGCAAAAGGTCGCTCGCCCAAGTTTCTGGAGAGTCCTTTTTACCGCCTCCAGGATCATTCCCGTCCTCTTTTTCAAATAGATACCAGTCTTGTGAGCTATAGTTATAAACATAAAGGTCTTGTAAGGACGCGGATTTGGCATGCTTTTCGTGCGGAGTAGATGTCCAGTAAGTCCAGCCAGTTGGACCTATGGTGCTATCCGTTGAGTCTCCAAGCCAAACAAATCCAGTTTCAATAACGCCAGTACTGGTCCAGTTCCACCCCAATGTGTCTTTATAAAACCATGCCTCTTTACGCCCTTCGCTGTCATCTGGGGAAATATATAGCATTCCGAGGCTTCCATTAACTATCCACTGGCTCAAGGAGGGGAGTTTTCGATTCTCGCTGGTCGTGTGTCCGTATTTCCAATAATGAACGTTCCCCCACTCACTCTTAGCAAGAGAGTTGTCGTACAGGGTATTTGGTGCTGCTGGATAAGCCCCATAGGGAACGAGTTCTTGCCCATCGTGCAATCCTAACGTATAGTCAGAATAAGCTTTCGCAAGGTCTTCGTATAGATCAACGTAGCCCCCATAATCGGGACCTCCCCAATTAAACAGCCCGCCGTAAAGTTTAAAATTTGCTGATTTTTCCCACCATTCGAGGCTCGCTATATCGATTGAGTTTGGGTTAAAAAACCAATCCGACTCCCACTCCGAATGACTCGACCGCTCTATCAATTGCTCGCTTCCTTGCGCAATGCTCATTAGGGGTTGGCGAGCGGCCCCTAAGGCAGTTATGATATCCCCTCCATCAATGGAGCGTTCAAGATCTTTTTCCAGGTCTAATATTCTATACGAACCATTATTATCCTTAAGCGAACCTCCTATATTTACCCTTTGCCCAACCTTAAACCCTGATTCTGCAAGAGTATTTTTGTTATCAAAGAAGTAATGCCCCAAAGAGCCGTTTGATGCAGGCCCGTTAACCTCAAACGAAAATCTATTTACTCCTGATGCAGTAGTTGCGCCCCCCAGGGCAAGACCCTCCTTGGCATAATAGAAGCGATAGTCTCCAGTATTGAAAACAAAATCAAACTTCTCATAACTAACTCCAGTAGAAAATACTCCAGAATAATTGGATATATTAGTAAGATATGCGGGCCTCTGGTTTGCCATTATTTTACTATTTGTTGGATGCTTATTTTACCTTTGGAATATTGCCCCTCAGAGACAACCAGGGACTGCGACATGATCCTACCCGTGCAAGAAAACCTTGCGAGCTGTTTACCTCGCAGGCTATAAAGGTATGCAGATATAGAGGATTGCTCTAATTTTTCCGTGGTCGTGCCTGCTTGCACATTTCCCATGGGATTAAGATTTTCCACTATTTCATTTCCTTCCACAGTCATACTGATTTCTATATTTTCCACCGAAACCCTTTGGGGAACCACTCCATCAGCCTTAGTGTTTATTGTTGTGTTTTCTGAGTCTCTAATATGATGATGTATCTTCCTACCTACTAAGATGTTATAATTTAAATTCGTAACTTCAAATTGTCCGTCAGCATGAGAATCCATTCTTTGTCCACCAGCCTTCACTTCCCCAAAAGACTTTAATCCATGAGCGGGATCAATCGAGGTCTTCGAGAACCTTTGGGCGGGCCCCTGTTTAATCGTTCCATATATATCGTAGTCCGCTTTAGCCTCAATTACCTTAAACGGAGTTATGCTAAAAGACAAAGACTTGAGATACATATAGTTAAACAAATACCTCCCCACCTTATTTTCATTAATCGGAGCCTCACTCATGCCCGCACTAATATCAAACAATCTATCAATACTATTAGCGCTAAAAAAGTCGCCATTAATAACAAATGTAATGCCCAGCTTTCCGCGAAGCCCTCCTTGTGGGGAAAAGTCTACGAATTCTGTTCGCGCCCCAGCGACACTTGAGTCATATTCCCCATAAACCCTTTGAGGCTCTAACGACGGCTCCACAGACAACTGAGCAGACTTCACAAGTAGATCCTTCCCCCCCAAGGAGATCTTTCCATCCTCAAATCTTAGAAAAGGTTGCTTCATGATACTGGATTATGTAGTGTTTCATAACCCTTATAGGATAAGGATATACTCATCTCCCCTTCAATTGTCGAGTTGACCGACTCCGAAATTAGTCTAACGTTTTTTCCAGTAAAGCTAGCAACACTTTCATTACTTCTTGAGTCTAGTATATCTATGACAACATCTGTTTTAGAGGCTTTTTTAAATTTATCCTTCATCTGCCTCACCTCATACTCGCTTGGGATCATTGTAAAAGTAATATCAGTTTGTATAGGGTACTGAACGTCAGTCTGAACGGGGTCTTGATTTGCGAAACTAGCAGAGGTCCCCGCCACCCAGTCCACAGAAGTTCCCTTGGGAATTGCATAAACAGGGTTTATATCCAAAGATCTGGTATAGCTGAAATCCGTGATTGAGTCTGCTGAAAAATCACCCACAACGATACTAATGCTTTCTTGATCTGGAAACTGTATTTTTGGGTGTTCCTTTGTTGCTAGAGCTACGTTAATACCGCTCCCCAGATTTCCAAATACGCGAATATCAGTAGATATAGTAGGTATTTCGCCAACTTGACAGCTTACGGAATATTTCGTTATCCGACCCTTGGTGAAGCCAAAACCTTTAGTGTTGTTATCATACAATATTGCTCCGCTTATATAATCTTGATCATATAAATAACTTCCGTCTTGGGCGTATTTAATAATGGGGTCCCTACTAACCATTTGTCTTGAAATTGTAAAATCCCCTTCCGCAGGCCCATCGACTAATGCATCAATAAAACCCACCCCCGCAATTTTAATTGGCTTTTCTTTTATGCTATAGCTACCCTTGACGTTGGTTACTCCAGATAAAGAGACCGAATCGATAATAACTGTTTGCTCATAATTCGAAAAGCTCATTTTAATCGTACAGTAGCCCTCCAGGCCGTTGCTCTTCACGTATTGTTTGCACGACGGACGCTCGAATCCTTTCCCCTAATTTTTTTTGTTTGTTTTCGTCTTGCGCTGCGTCGCTCGGGTTAGCTCCAATAGAATCTTCTTTTTTATTTCCTCCGCCACCCTTTTCTACGTTAACGGAAATATTGACGTTATTAGTTACTCCTCCAGACATAGAGGAGTCGCTTTTCTCCATAAGAGACTCTGTTTTTCCCACTGGGCCGCCTTCGGCAAATTTCCCAGCATTAATTTTATCCAACAGGGGCTTGCCCGCTGCCTGAGCAGAGTTTGCTTTAATTACGTATTCGCCCTCAGATAACATTGCGGGGATTTGATCTATCCCGCTTTTCCCCTTGACAATCCCCCCTTTGGCGAATCTAAAGCCTCCAGTATCCCATATGTTACTGGAATCTAACACGTCTAGCCCACTATTTGCAGCACCCTTGTACCAATCCAGATGCCCCTGTTCGCCCATCGCGTCCCCTCTGACTCCTGTGGGTGATCCAATTCCGCCCCGACCCCTCGATGTCGTAACGTCCGTTTGGTTGGCTGCTCCAGCCTTATTAAAGTAGAACGGAAACTTTTCATAGCCATACTCTTCCTTGAACTGATTTCTCCAATCTTTCGACAAGAAATCTGCTCCAGACGATTTAGAACTTCCGTATGCTCCCATATTCATCGCCGTCGCAGGGGTGTCGGGGCCAGAGCCCCACTTCATAGGGTTCCAGCTATAGGGATCAACTACGTTATATCCACTCTGCTTCGGAGAGTGTCCCTCTGGAACGCTAGCTACAGCATTGCCTTGGGTATCAACAAGAACATGTTGGCCCTCTGGCGGAGGATTGCTTGCAGAATAACCCATAGTTTTGGCTGCTTTGGTTAGCACTCCCCCTTTTCCTATTGCACCTCCAATTTTGTTCATCGCTAGGTTTACCCCCATAGATGCGGTGGTGCTAATTAAGGTCCCCCACATCTGTTGTTGTCTTTGTTTTCTTTTTAGGGTTTTTTCAACCGCCTTCCTGGACGCTTCCTCGATATTTCGTTTTGATGAAGACGAGTCCTCGTTCAAGAGCTGATTTCCAGCCATTCCACTATAAAAATACGAGGACATGTGCCTTTTTTGATACATATTGTTAGAGTTGTCTCCTAGATATTCTAACTTCCCTCCCCCTGCAGGGCTCCCTCTTGCAGACAACATGGAGCCAGGCTGAATTTGTTTTGCTGAGGACAGCCTGTTGCTTTCAAGCTTTTCTATTATTCCTTGAAAAATGGATGGAGGCGGCTCTTCGACATCGAGCCTATTTGTGTTTCCTGTGTTTGTCAGCGTGCGACCGCTTTTGAGGGGAGCTAGCCCCCCTTCTTTATACCCAGGGATCTTGCCCCTAGCATTTAAGGAGTGCATAAAAGAGCCTCCATATTTTTGCACAGCCTCTGGGCTCATAACATATTCTCCATTAGTAACCATTGAGTTTACCGCTCCCCCTTTGGCGTAGTTACGAATCGGTCCCCCTAGGTATTTGCCACCACCACCGCTGTCGCCGCCGCCAGTAACTCCAGATACTATCATGTTAGCTGCGTTTTGCAAGAAGGCTTTCTGAATCATTTGTAAGAAATTTATAGCAATATTGCCCAGCACATCACCTAGGTCATCGGCTCCGTTGATTGCCGCTTGCATAGCCTCAACCATACCATCTCGAAAACTTGTGGTGACGTTTTCTGCTAAATTAAATTCAAAATAGGTTATCTCTTCCTGCATGCCCCTTCGGGCAGCCCGATAACCTTCCTTCATGGACCCTCCATATGTTCCCCCGCCTTCCTCAGCGCTTCTCTTTTGGCCTTTCAATTGTCCTGTTTTTTGTTCGTGTAAATGCCAGAGAGCTTTTCTTTCTGCAGCCAATTTTCTTTCTGACTCATCAGCGATTATCCCCGATTTCTTTACATGAAGGTCAAGCATATCGTTTGTGCCCTGAAGGGTGGTATTATTCTTCAGGTAAGAAGCAGCTATATCCTTATCGGTGATCAGTATCTCCGCCTTTTCTTCTGCAATTTCCTTCTCCATAATCGAGATCTCTTGTGCAAGCCTTGCAACCTCGACAAGCGCCGTGTTGCCTGTTCTGCCCATATCAGGGTCAGCGAGTACGGCTAGGAGATCTTTTTCTGCTAAAGCCTTTTGCTTTTCCAGGATGTCGACCTTCGGCTGGCCGACCCAAGGCATTTTCTCAGGGCTAATTAGGTCCCTTACTTGTTGAGGTGTAGTGTCCGTACGCTCTTTCATCATCCTAAGCTGAGGATTTATTTCTTCTAAGTCCTCAGGCTTGAACCCGCTAGAGGGATCCCTTAAGAGGGAGATCATTTTATCCGCTATTTGTTTTTGGGCAATCTTTTGTTGCGCTGAGGAATTCGCCCCCATAACTTGTTCGCCTATGGAGAGTTGCCCATGAGTAGTTAGACCTCCTACTCCCTTAAGCTTAATCTCCATGATTTTCATCTCAAGACTTAATCTCTCCTTGGAGGCATTAATTTCGCTCCTCAGAGCAGAAATCCTGCTAGTATTGGCAATCGAATTAAGGATGTCCTTCCTGTCTCCTTCGAGATCCTTTAGAACCTTTGTTCTTCCAAGCTCCTTTTCCTGTTGGCCCTTCTTCTTTACGTTTGTGTCTAATTGATCTTCTAAGCTTTGCAATATCGCGGCGAACTCTTCATTAATCCTATGACCTCTACTTTCCATGTCGTCAAATACCTTCAGCAGTTCCGTAATACCCGCATCATCAAGTTTGGCTATTTCTTTAGCCAATGAGACCTCCACTTCTTCATCTACTCCTTTGACCCTTTTTTTCCCTATCTCGGCGCCTATTCCTTTCAAATGTTGGGTGTTCTTAAATACATCTGCTCCGTACTTAAAATCCTGCGTTAGAGCTTTGTTCGTGGTTATTTTGGCAACTATTTGCTCTTTAGTCTTACCCCTAACATCTACATTAGATGCTGCAAAATCTTTAGCCGCCTTGTCCATGCCAACCCTATAATTAACTGAACTTTTATCCAACTCAGTCATGGATCGCCCGAATTGGGCGTTCCGTAGTGTTTGTTCGTGGGAGAATGACTTATGACTTTCGGTAATGCCCCTTATTGAGTCATTTCGCCTTTTCTGCAGCATTATCTGGATCTTCTTTAAATTTAGCTGCTTTATCGCTGCCTCAGATTCTTTGTCTGACCCTTTGACTGACGCGATATGTTTTTCCGCAAGTTGCCTCGCCAAAGGTTCGATAGTTATCCCCGCTTCCTCATTTTTATTTATTTGTTTTAATAGTTTTTCTTTGTCCACTGTGTCAGTTTGGCTAACCCCCTTATCGTCTGCAGGCAGGGATATGGTCTCCTCCCAGTCATCATTCAGATTTGAGACGTATGCCTTAATTAGCTTTGTGGCAGAATCTTGTTGAGTTTTGTCCCACCCTTTCTCTGACATCGAAACGGCCGTGAGTATATCTCCCATAGTATCTGGTTTCTCGAAAGTGTCGTCGTAGGCTTTTTTCTTTGCCTTGCGGGCATCGTCCATAGTACCTCCTTTGGAGCTCAGGGCGCTGTCGTATGCGTCCTTGCCTGCGGCTTGCGCTTGTTCTTCTCGACTGAACTTGGAAAAGCCAGACTTAAAGATTTGATCTATACTTTTGTCCTTGCCTGCCACATACGCCATCCTAGGTTTTTCGCCATTGTCCGCCATCCTTTTTAGCTCACTGAATATTTGATCATAGATGATATCATTTATTTCCTTTAAGCGTTCGGGCGCGAGTTCCGAGAAACCCCCCTGCTTCTTCGCCTTCCCTGCCACATCACCCATTCCAGCTTCAGATAACTTCCTTTCCAAGGCGGCAACCAACCAATCCTCTGGGTCAGTGTGGAAATCCCCTGATTGTGAGGACGGAAAACTGCCCCGTTTATCTCTCGGTAAGGGGCTCGCTCGCCATTTCTTTCGGAGATGCTCCGCCGAAGCTTGAGTGCCCCCTTTGCTCTCCCGAGATGATGCGAACTCGACTTCATCCCAGATTAGCCCTTCCGCAAGGTCAAGATCCTTCATCGCTTTTTCCACTTTGTCGTCTTTACTTTCCATGAGCGATCTAAAGATGCTCAATGCAACGTCTTCGCTTTTGTTGTAGTTTTTAGCAGTATTGGTCATAAACGCATCCGCCCAGCTTGTTTTCTGTATCGAAACGTCTCCCGTGAATTTGGAACCTAGAGCATCTTGCGTCGCTTTCATGTCTCCAATTGACAACCTATTCGAATCGATCAATTCGGGCTGGGCCGCTCCAAACATCGCGTCATTAACCTCCTTTTCCTTCGCCTTGGATGCCGCCCACGTAGCTTGTGCAGCTGAGCGCATTGCCTTTTCGGCCTCATTTAAGCCGCCGACAAGTCCATGTAAGGCTCCGCCAGCGGCGCCAATTGCCGCACCCCAGGGACCAAACATCATGCCCATACTAGCTCCAGTTGCCATACCAGTCATTGCCCCACCAGTAGCTTGAGCGGCTGAACTCGTTTCGTTTCCTTCTGTGATCATTCCAGCCAACATGGGAGCTCCCATCATGAGCGCCATGCCTGTAGTGCCAGAGGTCAACCTCTCTCCTGCCCCATGAAGCATTCCCCCGACCCTGCTTTGGCGAGCCCTGCCAGAGAGTCTAGACATTAAACCTCCTGGCCCTCCACTCTGAGAGTTTCCTCCCGCCTGATGAGCCGCTTCTGCGATATTCGAGGATATTTGTTCAGAATGGCCAAGTTGCTCCAAGGCTTCTTGGGTCTCTTGCTGGGTGTATCCTAATTTCCTAAACGCTTCTGCCGATTGATGTTTGCTCCACCCCCCCTGGACTTTCATTTCGGTGACGGCGGCTTTTTTATTATCTTCCCTCATTTTCTTTGCCACATCTGCTCCGCCCATTGTTGATTCTGCCGCGGCCGCTGCGTTCTTTTCCAATCCCACAAAGTCGTCAACCAAAGATTCCTGAGTTTCCTTCAGCTTAACGCCCCACTTATCCAAAGCTCCATGAAGCTTGTCTAGCACCCTATCCATCATAGAGGCCCTGTCGTTGGGATCGGGATCTGCGAAATTAGGGACAACATCCCTAAGTCCCCTAGGCTCATCACGAGTATTTGTTACCCCTAATCCAAGAGGATTACCTCTGCCCATAAGGCGGGAATGACTTCCTACTCTGATTTTCGAAACTGGTATGCCTGCGCCGCGCTCTCTGCCGATGGCATCGCTTAATGGGCCTGCGTAATTAGGAATAAAACCTCTGGCTCCTCCTTTGCCATACTCGCCCGAATCGATGTCGTAATAGTCTGTGTCTGGATTTGAAATTTTAGGAACAAATGAATCTCTTAAGGTTTTTATGTTTGACAACGGACCTGAGGTTGCTCCCTTATCTTTCCCATAAGCAACTTTGTATTGATTATTTTTATCTTTCTGATGGTATAGACCCTTACCTTGTTGCGAACCGCTACCGACAAAAGCAGGATGTTTCCTGTAGATCATTTCCTTGGCAATTTTGTTTGCCATGCTTTTATTGGTCTGTTTTCCGCTTGCGGTTTTGTAATCACCTATATCAGCAATACCGCTCCCAAATAACGTCTGAAGTTCTTTTGAAGAGCTTATATTTGTTACGTCAAAATCTCCTCCGACCTTCGTTGCTGACCCGCCGCCCACACTTGCCAACCTACCAACGGCTCCACCAGGATCAGTATGAGGTAATCTGGTTGAAATTGCCGCCTCAAACACAGCCCCCACTAAGCCAGAAAGAGCTCCTAGTGCACCGCTTGAGCCTTGTGATAAAGCGTTTGACATTAACTTATTGTTAGTTCTGTCAGCTTTGCCCAATTGCATATTGTTACCAAATTCAACCCCCTTAGGAACCACAGCGTCCTTTAATCTTTCTCTCATTACGTCAAAAGCGTCATGGCTCCCAGCCATATCCTCTACCTTACTTCGATCTAAACCCCTAACCCCAAATGTTATTTTTGGTAAATCTCCACCCGCGCCTCCCTTAATTCCGTATTGTGAGTCAGGGATAATGCTGGCAGAACCAGAGCCGCCTTGTTTTAAGGTTAACATTGTAAACATACTGGACAAATCAATGGCATTTTTTACATTCTTCTCAGCGAGACCAGCCTTTCCTAGCTCAAACCCAGATTTCATTGACCCCGACGAAGTTGCGGTTGAAAAGTTTGGTATATATCCTTGACTAGCATATGGATTAAATCCATGTACCGATCCGAACCCTTGTTTATAATTTTTGCCCGCTCGACTTCCTTCGGGCGGCATGATTGCGGGTTGTGAAAATTGCGGAAATCTTTTTACCGTCTCTGCGGTATTGTAGGTTACCTGCCCAGCGCCAGGCATTTTCATAGTCTTGACTGCGCCTGGAGCGTATCCACCTTTCCTAGCTTCGTTTCTTTCTGAACCGCCTTTTGCGAAATTTGGAATATATCCCGAAGCAGATCCCCCTTTCTTAGTTAAGTTAGCTCCATAACCCGAGGTAAACATTGTCTTAGATAAGGATGATGCGATTCCATTTAACGCGTTCGCTTCATTAACTTGCGAACGCAATAATTCAAGAATTATTCCTTCCTTTTCTACGCGGGAGATATCAGTCCTCAACATTTCCTTATTCAGCTCCGTGTTTCGACCAAATAAGTCAACCAAAGACATTTGTATTGCCTTTTGCTTTTCACTTTGCGAGGTGATACCAATGAGGGACTTCATACTGTCCTTCATATACTGAAAGGCCTTAAAAAATAGTTTACCAAACACAGCCACCGTAACGACCAAGCCTGGTCCAGTAATTATATTCCCAATGCCAGAAAGGAATCCTTTGGCAAATCTATCGCCGCTGTCCTGCCCATCCCCAAGAATATCTCCCACGCCCTCAGCGACGCCTTTAACCATATTGAGTATTTTCTCCATACCTGGAGCGAGCATTAAGTCCCCAACCCTGGCGCTCAATTCCTTTAATGCCATGCCAGTTTCAGAGGCTAAAGCAGCCATCGTCTGACGCAACATTTCATTTTTCTTAATTGCGTCATCTGTTGCGCCAGAAGCTATCTGTGTCGCCCTAGCCTGTATGCCGTTCGCTTTCGCCGCGTCACCCAATACAGCCTTTAAGATATTAATTTGAAATACTCCACCAACAGTTTGGGCAACTTGAGCTTGCTGGGCAGCAGATAGCTTATCAAAAGTACTTGCAAGATCGCTAAGAATTTTTGTAGCATTTATAGTCTTGCCCTCCAGATCCCTGACCGCAATACCCACACTCTCAAGAGTATCTAGTGTATTTGTTTTGCCTACTCTAGTAAAAATAGTTTTTAGAGAGTTTCCTATAACCTTACCACCTCGAGCGGTTTTCTGCTGGGCCGCGGTAACTATACCAATTAGCTGATTAATATCGACTCCAGCTCCTTTTGCGGCGGCACCAGTTCTGGCAATAGCGTCAGCGAAATCCTCTGCGCTAACTGCGAACTTTACGTCAACTGCGGCAAATTTACTAACCAACTCTGTAGTGTCAGCGACTTGATGCCCGTACGTATTCATTGCGGCGGTTAAAGCTTTTACCGCATTGGCAGAATCCATACCAGTTATACGGGTAAGGATAAGAGCGTCCCTCGTTCTCTTGAGAGACTCCTCCATGGTCAAGCCTTGCCGAGCGTATTCAGTTGCAGCCTCAGCAGCAACGTTAAAAGCGGCCCCAGTTTCTTTTGCTACTTTAAATAAGCCAGATGAAAACCTATCTAAATTCTGAGCAGACAGCCCCATTACAACATTTATATCCTGCAGAGCTTTTTCCACCTGAACCACATCCCTAACCATGGCCTTGAAGGCGTCGCCAATACCGTTAAGAACTGCCATTGATGCCCCGAAGGCAATAATACGAGCGTTAGCAGCCTCCATTGATTTGCTAAATTCGTCAGCGGAGCGCTTCATATTACCCAACGGTTGGGTGGCGCCCTTATCGTCGACAGTGATCTTTATGGGCTTCCTGCGGATTCTATCTACCGCCGCTCTAACCGACGCCTCTAAGGGCGTAGTATTTCCATGTACATCTAAATTGATTGCCATAAACCTTACTCCAGTAAGATCTATTACACGAAAAAACTAGCTGACACCGTGGAGTTTCATCAAATCTTCCATATTCAATGTCCCCCCCTTTTTCTTAGCCTCTTCGTGCAAGCTGATCCCCTTATCGCTGTCGGTTATCCCAAGGGCTTTATAGTCTTCGTGGGTTGCTCCGACTATAGTGGATCCATCTCCATGAGAAATCTTTTCTTTCAGGTTTTCCCTCTCCTCTTTAGATACGCTTCCGTAGTCTAGCAACTTCTTGGGATCTTTCAAAATCTGCTCTGGTATATTGTCGTTGTGATCGAATATACTCTTAAACACTTTTGCATAAACTATCATTCTTACTTGATTGTAGGTTAATTGACAAAAAGGAATGCCATAAAACTGCATACTATCCTCCGCAAATCCTAAATATGGAGAAAAGAAATCGTCTAGCACGGTATGCTGTATACTTTCTTCGGTAAAGAACTGAAACATTTCATTATAAACCTCAACCATAGTGCGGAGTTCTTCCACCCCGACTTCTTCAAATTCTTTACTTGAGTAAAGAGGCTGCTTAATGTCCTCGTCTTTAAAAAAACTAGCAATCATATAAAAATCATTAAGCCTATCCTTGGCATACCTTTCGCAAGTATTACCTAAAAGGCTATATTTTTCCAGCTCCTTATCCTTTACTATTTTCGATTCTTTCTCAAGCAGCGTTGTCTGATGGTCAATCTGATGCTGCAAGATTAACTTAGTTAACCCCTTCCTTAAGCTGGCTAAAAATATCTTTTTTTTATTTATAAATTTCTCATCATCAACAGTCCACTGATTGTCCTCTTCTAGGATTTTAAGCATCTCCTCTTCAGTGGGAACTCCGCGAGCCTTTGCTTTATTAAAATAGCGTTGCTCAATTTCCTCAAGATCAACTTGATCGTGGGGAGTTAAATGCTTTATATATACAACTCTACCATTCAAGACAGAGTCGGAGTATCCTCTGACTACGTCTCTAAATATCTTTCTATGTGCAGTCTTTTCCACGCATCATCAAACCTCTCCAGCCTCTAGATCGCTATCGAGCTGTTCAAAATCTTCTGCAGAAACCGCCCCAGAACTATAATACCAAAAACTCAGCAACGTAGCGACCTTACCCCCCACAATGTCATACAGGCCGTCACCCTCTTCCTCTAATTCATAATATCTATCCAATTTATCCTCAAAGGACTCACCTTCAAATAAAGCCTGTATCTCGTTTTCGTCTGATTTCTGAATATGGGTGAGATATAAGATATACCACTGAATAGTTCTGTTTTGGGCGCGAGTATCTGCAGTATGATTAAATAACGAGGAGTAGGAAGTTTCGACTTCAACAATTTTCTTTCTCAATACAGATAGTTTACCAGTGAGTTCTGTGATTCTATCTTTATCCTTTTGAGAAGAATTAGTCTTAGCGCTGACCTTCTGGAACTCGCTAGAGAGCTCTCCGAATTTTACATAACTAGCGGTGAGCTCCCTGGCATCCTCTTCGGTTAGCAGTCCACCCGTATCGCTATATTTCTTAGCGAGCATAGCCTTCGTCAAGATCCCCTTGCGAATGCATTTACTCATCTCAATGCTATATTCAAGCTCCGCCTCCTCTACTTGACGTCGAGTAGGCTGCTTGAGAATAACTCGGTAAGGGACAGACTCCTCTACATCTTTTGTTACAGAAACCTCCTCCATTTCCTTGGTCTCTGGATTTTTAACTTTCTTAGTTTCGGTTTGCTTAACCTTTTCTTTCTTCTCAACCGTAAAGCTATAGATCTCCTTAAGCTTTGCTCTGGCATCGTCCATCGTCTTGGGTTCTTCTTTTGTTTTTGTGGACATAATTCTTATCAGTTAATTGTTAAATGTAAAACTTATAGTAAAATTTTCCAACTCGCTTTCAACATTTCTAATCGTTTCATTTCCGAGGTCGAGAGTTCTTTTTCTTAAATGCTGAAGCTTTTCTTCATCAAAATAATCCGCCTGTTCAATGATGGGCAGGAAGCCTTCTGGCATATTTTTCTTTAGCTTACCAAAATGTATTTGGTGCTCCCTTTGGAGATCTTCAAGCATGACGAGAAACCCTTTAAATAGGGAAACCGTATTCCGTTGGCAATATTTTCTAAAAATACCTTGTGCGTCCATAAGCCTTATACCTTATAAAGATACACAAAAAAACAGCTTTGGTGTAAAACCTAGCATGAGCGACCTTTTCACGCCCAAAGAAAAAGAATCTCTTTCCGCAGAGCTTCTTCACATACACGACACCTTCAGTAGGGATATAACCGTCTACAAAGAAGCTCAAAAGGTTATTATCAGCACAGACCCTGGGTTCAATCACCTATACGGAGACTCCGCTTCAGCAACAAACGTAAAGAAAGTTCCCGTCAAAAAAATATTCAAGGCAAGAATAAGATATGATCTAGACAATAAGAACCTAGTGTCAAATGTAGGGTCCAATGAAACCTCTCAAGTAAGAATAAAACTAAAGCTGGCAGATTACAATTATATATCAGACGCGAAGAGGATAGAATTTGATGGCAGAATGTTTCATGTTGATTCTGACGCGAGAGCCCATGGCCTCTTTGGTGTTCAATTTTATACTATTTTCCTTAGGTCTGTAGAATAATGGCTACCAAATTAGATACATCCCTAAAAGATCTCTTGAGAAAGGGAGCGTTTAATGATAAAAAAGTAAAACAAGACTTTAGGGCGTTAATAGAGAGACAGTTTAGGCGAGCGCACGACAAATTAATGAACTCCTTCGACAAACATCCAGTAACTAGAGAACTAAAAGGGGGGGCTGGGGGAAATAATGTTACGGGCACATTGGGAAGCGGTAATCTTTTTGGGTTCATAGGATTTAATTCAAACGATGACCCAATTAATCAACTGAGAAAGATTTTATCAAAAGCGAATATACTGATTCATAAATCAAACCGCCGAACATTCACCCATACATTCAGAGTCCACATTGCAACGCTTGAGGAGATGTATGAGTTAACGCCGCTTCCCTGGGCGCAAGGAGCAAGTTGGCTTCAAGTCCTAGAGGGCAGGGGAATACCTAATCTCGGACAGTACGCATTTAAGGAATCTGAGAATAGCCGATCTGGGGCTGGAATACAAACAGATAAGTCTGGCGGAGGGACGCTTAAGATTTCATACTTAAAACCTATTCTTAAACAATTCGAGCGCGACGTAAGTTCTATGGCGGGCTTTAAAATAAAATGAAACCCCAATTTCAGCACGAACTAACAACCAGCTTCGTTCTTTGGGCGGACGACTATCTTCTAGAAAAAGGGGAGGCGTATACAAATTATACATCAACCTTCCATTATACGGAAGACGCCCGACTCTCAGATGGTCTTGTCGCATATAGTAGCCCACACAAACAGTGGGTATTTAATCAAAATATCGGAGAGGCGACAATTCCCACGGGTGTTTACGACGAAAATGGATTAATGGGCAGAGGAGAATCGCTCTTCTCTGGTCTTGATTTTGAAAACGGAAGGGCGATTTTTAACTCTAGCTACGGAACGACAAACACCTCGGTTAGTGGTTCATATGCGGTCAAAGACTTTAATATTTACGTGACAAACCAATCCGAAGAACAATTAATAATAGAAAGTAAATTCGATACAAATAGTCGCTTCAAGCAGGAGGTATCTGGAATCAGCCCATACTCACAGGTAATCCCCGCAATATTTATTAACGTACAAGACAGCCAGAATGAACCTTATGCTTTCGGAGGGGAGGATAAAACCAGCTCAAATATCGGATGCGTGATTTTCGCAGAGAACAACTACCAGCTGGATGGGGTTCTATCTGTTTTCAATGATTCAAAGCACGAAGTTTTCACAAAACTGCAATTCAAGGATTATCCCATGACTGAGCTGGGGGACGTTACTGGATTCAATTATAAAACATTATCCCAGAACGCTGGAAGAAGCTTATTCTTTATCGAAAACGTTAGAGCCTCAAAACTCAGCGATAGAGTAAGTAAAAATATAGACCCGTCATTATTTATAGGGTTCTTAAGTTTTGATATCAGCAACATTCGTTTCCCAAGGAATTAATTTCCCTTTCTAAGCTAAATAATGTAATTACCAGAGAACTAGTATATCTAACCTTTTTTAATTATGAGTCACCAATCACCAGGACGAGCAAGAGTAATTTACCAAAGCGAGGCTTTATATGTCGGCACCTCTGATGCCACAGGAGCCCACTTCGCAGTATCAAAAGAAAATAAGGGATATACCAACGCAGATGGTACAGATAAACAACCCTTGGTAACCACGGGATACTCAACTCAGGAGAAAGCGGTATCTGCAGCTAGTACGGCAATGTTAGACAGTCCTGCTTCCTGGGTTCGTACTGGAGTACAGCAATTGCGCAGAGTTCAGTCAGCAAATTATAGCTTTTCCCTTAATCGACAGGACGTAAACCAATTTGGGCAATTAGCTCGAATTGATTCGGT